CTGATCAATCCATCGGGCGCGGTCCGTCTTGCTTGTCTTGCTGGTGATGGCGTGGCCGGAAATGCCCCTCTCGTTCAGGATCTTCGCAATGTTTTCGGAATGATCAATGCCGGTGCAGAACAGGAGCCACGACTTGCGGTCTGCTCCCAACTCAATGATTTCATCGCAAATAGCATTGTTCAACGGATCAGTGTTGACGGCCTTGATCAACTGGCTTTCGATAAACTCCTTGCCACGCTTTTTCACGCCCTCGGTCGAAAGTTCTGTTTTGGTTTTCTTCGACCTGGGCGGCAGGAGATAACCCTGCTCAATCATTTCACCAATGTCGGCTTCGTAGACAACTTTGGAAAAAAGCGTGTCATCGCCTTCATGGATATAGCCGCTATCAAGGCGGTAATCCGTCGCGGTGAGCCCGACAACCTTAACCTTTGGATTGATCAGCCGAAGCGCGGTAAAAACGGATCCGTACATGGACTCGTCTTTTTTGCTGATCAAGTGCGCCTCGTCAACCACCACAATATCGATATGCCCAACCCGCTCAACGGCGCGGTGCAGCGATTGAATGCCAGCATAAAGGATTTGATCATCGGTGTCGTAACTTCCAAGCCCCGCCGAATAAACGCCAACCGGCGCTTCCGGCCACAATCCGACAAGATGCTTCAGGTTTTGACCGATCAACTCCTTGACGTGGGTGAGCATCAAAATTCTCGTCTCGGGGAAAAACTCGATCGCCGATTTTGTGAATGACGCAATCACCAAGCTCTTGCCAGTTCCCGCAGGCAGGACAATCAACGGATTGCCGGTTTCCTTCTCGAAATACCGGTACACAGCGTCGATAGCCTCCTGCTGGTAAGGGCGAAGCGTGATGCCTGTTGGTTTTGGCTTGAAGAGGGTGGCTTGGGCGGTCATCCGTTCCTCCATTCACTGCCGTCCGGCAACCGATACAGCACCCAATTTTCCTCAACACTGGCGTCAATTTGTTCCGCGTCGATCAGCGACGGCAAATACAGGTGATCAGGACAGCCCGCTTCCTGCAGTTCAAAATCCATATCTTTGTAAAGATGCTTCGCGCAGCTCCAGCCGCCGGTTTCTTCCGGCGTCGAGTGTAGGCATGTCCGGCAGTTTGCGTCCGGCTGCCGTTTCTGGTGGCAGATGTCAAGGTAGTCACAAAACTTACACTGGAAGTTTGTCTCGTCACCGATTTGCGAGGGCGGGTTATCCCGGAAGATAATATCTTTCGCCCGCGCCTTCATTTTCTGCACAGTAACAATATCGGCATTGGTTCGAACGGAAGTGTACTCCCTGCCGCCCGGCGTACTGACCGTCGTATAAGCGCGGGTGTATCCGCCATATTCCATATACATGACGACTTGAACGTAATAGGTGTAATCCCATTCCCGGAGTGCCGATTTTTCGCCAAGATCAATCTTCAGTTTGTTAAGCTTGTTGAACTTCGCGTCGTTGACCGCCTTGTTTTCCCATAAATGCGGAGTCTTGGGCGCCTGCAAAATGCCGCCAATGATGCCGTCCGTATGGCCTTTGAAATGCCCATTGAAGTCCGAGAATTCCAACTGCTCGCCGGTTTCCGGATTAAAACATTCAAGATGAGCTTCGGGGATCGCGTTCAGTCGGGCGGCGGTAATATCTTCCTGCACGAAGCCGTCCTTAAATCGCTTCAGGCTTGCGGCATCGAAGATAACCACCTTGATCCACCTGAAATTATACCAAAGCTCACGCGAGCAGGGGCGGCCGATCGAGGACATGCCAAGATATAGCCGTCTGCCGGGGTCATAGTGGTCAACTATGGCCTTATCCATCGCAACCAGCGTCGGATCCTGCTCTTGTGGTTTGGGGAGTAAAGCCATGCCTACCGGTTCCACGGCCCGGATTGCTGATTAGGCGGAGGCGTGTAGCCTTGCTGCGGAGGCGTGGGGGCGCCACTGCCCGGCTGGGCGCCACTGCCCGGCTGGGCGGCATTGTTCCCCGGCATCGGCGGAGTCGCCGCCTGCGTAGGCTGAGGCTGCTGCGTAGGTTGCTGTGCTGGCTGCCGATGCTGCGTGGGCGCGCCGAATGTCCATTTCTTTGGCGCATCGGGATCGTTTTGGTCGAACACATCGGTAATATTGTTAAATTCCTTGCCGTCTTTTTTGGATGTCGTTTTATTCAGTTTCACCCAATATGTCTGGTGCATTAACGGTTCCGTACTGGCTAGAACGGTGTGAATGCCAACAGCGCGAGCCAAAGCCGCAATCAGTTTGTTGCCTTTTTCGACCTGCCAGGCTTCCTTGCCGAAAATACTGGCATTTTCAAAATGCTTCCCGCCATCGAACGGCCCGCCGGTCATCTGGAATTCGAATGAAAGCCCTCGGTCCGTTTCTCTTTCGCCGACCATCATCATTTGATACTCGCCCTCTTCGTAAACCTGAAAGTCATCCATGCGGCCGGTTGCGTCCGGGTCTACGGGGCTGTGAAGTTGTGCCATCTTTAATTTACCTCGGCTGTTTGTTGGGGTTGAGTTTGGGTTTGGGTAGAATCTGTCGCGGGCTGTCCCTGCGGTTTATTAAAATAAGGGACATATTGGGCGACATCGGCCCACATCCGCCCTTCAACCATGGGAATTTCTGACGGCATATCGTACCGGTTTTTCGCGTTGAATCCGGGGCGCTCCAGTGTGTGGAAAACCCGGTCCCCGGAACCGACGGCGCGAGTGACTTTCTTGTTAAAGCCAACATCCGTGTCCTTCGTCGCTGTCCGATAGTTCGCGAACAAAACGACATCGGCCCATTCCTTTAATTTTGGGGAGACTTTCTTGTGAAGTTTTGGCACATACCGGTCATAGGGGTCACGGAGCGGGTCCGCGAACTTGCTCACATCGCTGTGCCCCAACAAAATAATCGACATGCCGAAGTTGCCCCGCAGGTAATCCATCGCGCCGAGGAAATCTTCCCAAAGGCTGACCGCCTCCAGATAACCCTTGCCGTATTCAATATCCTCAATCGTCTTCACTCGATTTATCGCGGCGACATGCTTCCAGATAAGCGGCTCAAGCCAGTCAACGGTATCGACCACAACCGTTTTGAATTCATGCCGCTCGTTCGTCAAAGCGGTAACGGCGTCCTGAATATCCGTCCATGATTCCGCGACAGGGAAGCGGTCAATATGCTGGACCTTTTCAGACACCAACCCGTCTTCGGTTTGTATGAAAATAGGGGCGGGGGATTCGGTGCCGAACTTGGTTTTACCGATACCCTCCACGCCGTATAGGAAAACCCTCGGGGGCTTGTTGTCGCCACCCTTTTTGATACTGCCAAGTGAAATAGCCATTAATTTTCCTCTGCAACAAGTTTGATTGAAAGCTTCCCGGGCTTAACCGTCCGGGCCGAATCAAAGAACTTTGACAAACTGGCGGGCCACGCCTTGTAGGATGTCTCCGAAATCTTTCTTTCGATGGTGATATATTCCCCCGGAATATGATTATCATTTCTCAACTGAATTTCGATTTTAGCAAGCTCTTCGTTGTCCCATTTGACATTTTTCTTGCGGTCGCACTGCAATTTGCCCCCATTAACCATGACGGATTGCGAACCGTAAGGCTCGTCCTTGCCAACATATTCAGACAAAATCTGATCGCCATACTTGGCGTTGAGCGTAGCCTCGAAAACAGCATTTAGCTTTTTAACTACAGCGTCTTTCGTTTCCAGTTCGGATTGGATTTCCAGCAGCACATCATGGGGCAATGCCTCCCGTTCGGCGGAGGCCATTTGACTGAAATCAGATAGGGAGGGGATGTTTTTCATAAAGAGAATACCGCGCTGTTAATGATTTATTAAATCTCAACGAATATTCTCAATCATTCACAAAAATGTCAAAGCATATATCTATATGATCGTGAAAACTCACTATAATGAATAGCCAAGCTATTGATGTTTATGGTAAAGAGGCCCAAATATTTTTTCTCACTTCGGCCTCAATGATAAGGACATCCCATGCCAGATTTTGACACAGAGTTTTTTAGAGAGAAGTTGGTCGCGTCGGGGAAATCTCAGGCGGACTTAAGCAGGGCCTTAAAGATGGCGTTATTATACTTGACGTACCCGTCTTGACTCTTGGTTGAAAACCAGTCGGACTTTCTCCCGTAACGCCAACGGGAGGGATACATGGCCTTATTTGCTATAACGTATGATTTGATAAAGAG